TTTAGCCTAGCATTCAAAAATATTAACGATAAAACAGAACAGCAATTAAATAGAATAATTAAAAAATCTGTTTTTGACTTAACAAGTGCGATTATTCAAGATACACCCGTTGATAGTGGAAGATTAAGGGCAAATTGGTTAGTGTCGTTTAATACTCCTATTGATGCAGAGTTAAAGCTAGAAGACAAAGAGGGTAATGCTACTATCGTTAGCATTAAATTCGATTAAATCGTATTCATCACCAATTTCCCAAGTTCCCGTTGCTTTTGGAATTTTAGTCCAAGTTAAAGCCTCATATCCCGTTTCATCTTCTGTTGCTGGAAGTGTTGGTTTTAGATGCAGTAGAGAGTAAACCCCCTTATTCATTTAAGATTGTAAAATCTAATGGCTCAATCAAAGCTTTTAAAGGCTTAGTTTCAACAGGTAAAGAAGCAACATCAAGTGGTTCAGTAGATACAGTATCTGCAAGTATTCAAGTAGTTTCTAAATTAGTTACATTAACGGCATAAGGATATTAATGTTCGGATTTAAAAAGGAAAAACAAGGGGATAAAATCCCTCTTGTAAAAGATAAATTAAATGTTAATGATTTACAAACTGTTGATTTTGCAGAGCTTGAATTAATTAATCCTAAAACTAGAACTTTATCAGGTAGTTCAATTGTAATTTATTCTCATTTATCAAAAGATTTTGATAGAGCAAAAAAAGAAATAATGAAATTGCCAGGATTAGATGAAGTTTATTTTCAAACTGAATTATTAGTTAAAGTTACTAAAGAGATTAAAGGATTTGAAGAAGATGGAAAACCTTTAGAATCAAATGAAGAAAACATTAGAAAACTTTATCAATCTAATTATATTAGAGATGAAGCTGATAAGTTTTTATCTAATATAAACAATTTTTTTTTGACAAATTAGAGAGTCTTTCTCTTTTTGTCAAACAATTAGCCTACTATCAACAATCCCCACATATAGACAATAAAGCTACATTTCCAAGATTAACTAGATTAAGACAGCGTGGTGAAGCTTTAATATTCCCCGAAATCACACATTTTAAATACTTACTAGATATATTAAGCGATATGGGCTATGGCGTACAATCGGACGGATTAACATTTAGTGAAATAGAATCATTTTGCAGATTATCGGATATTGATTTAAGTAGGGTGGAAATAGTGGCGTTGAGAAGATTATCTTTTGATTATATTAATATGTTGCAGAAGGCTAAAGATAAAGACTTAGAGCCACCTTATAAATTAGATAAAATATAAATAAAAAGGCTTTTTATGGATATAGAAAAAATTAAAATTGCCATTGATGTAGGCGAACTACAAAAAGCTAAAGATATGCTTGATAAGCTAGAAGGTCAAGCAAAAAAGACTGATAAATCAGTTGGTGGGCTAACTAGTAGTTTTGTATCATTTCGGGGTGCAGTTGCAGCAGTTGCAACAAGTGCTGTAATATCTAACTATATTAAAATGGCTGATACATTTACAAATATTGAAAGTAAATTAAAATTAGCTACTAAATCAACAAATGAATTTTCAACAGCACAAAGAGAACTTTTTAATATTGCACAAGAATCAAGAGTCGCGTTTGAAAGTACAGTTGATTTATATTCTAAATTAGCAATATCAACAGAAAATCTAAAACTTAAACAATCAGATTTATTAAGAGTAACTGAAACAATTAATAAATCAGGCTTAATAGGTGGCGGAACAAAAGAAAGTATCAATGCTGCGTTAGTTCAATTAGGTCAAGGCTTTGCAAGTGGTACGCTTCGCGGCGAGGAGCTAAATTCAGTTATGGAACAAACTCCTAGACTAGCTAAGGCAATAGCTGAAGGAATGGGCGTAACAGTTGGAGAACTTAGAAAGCTTGGAGAGCAAGGAAGTATAACAGCAGAAAAAGTTGTAAATTCATTATTAAAACAAAGCGAAACAATAGATAAAGAATTTAATAAAATGACTGCAACTGTTAGTCAATCAATGACTGTTTTAGAAAATTCAACAATAAATGCAATTGGAACAATTGATAAGCTAACGGGAGCAAGTGGAATAGTTGCTAAGGCTATGATGGGTTGGTCTTGGGCGATAGATGAAGTTAATAAATCACTAAAAATGACTTTTGGTGATGTTGATAAAATGAATGATATTGCAGATTTAACAGCAAAAAGAATGGAACTTATAAAAGAAAGAATGACCATTAAAAACGATAAGTTTATGTGGGATTCAGAACAAAAAGAAAAAATAAGTGCTATTGATAAAGAATTAATGAAAGTATCGGGGCGTATTGCTACATTATTTGGAGAACAAGAAAAACTAAGTCAATCTTCAAGCGATGCAACAGATGAATTAAAAAGATCAGCTACAAGTCAAGCAACTAATGAAAAAATATTAATTGACTTAATGGATGAACGAAGTCAAAAAATAGCTAAGATTAAAAAAGAAAGTGCCGACCTAAGAAAAGAAGGAGGTAATATTGTTTTAATTGCAGAGCGTGAAGCAAAAGCAATAAAAGATGTAAACGAGCAATACGATAAAAAATCTCTTGATGAGCAAGTAAAAAAACAAGAAGAAAACGCAAGAGCAGTATCAAAAACAAATGAAGCTTATTTGGAAATGTCAAGAGCTGGAATGTCTGAATATGATAAATCATTATCAGAGATAAAAGAGAAAACTAAAGAATGGATAGCTGTAACTGGAAATAAAGCAGAAGCTTTAAAAAGAGAAGCTATTTTAATTGAAGAATTAAACAAGAAAAAATCAGAAGATGATGCAAAAAATGCTCTTGAAATTGAAAAACAACGAAACGAGCAAATAGACAAAAGAATCACATCGTTAAACAGAGAATACGACCTAAAAGAAAAACAAGTTGGATTAATCTATGATGAAACAGAAAGAAATCAAGCTTTAACAAAACTTTACTATGAAAGACGGGTACAAGAAATTGAACTTGAAAAACAAAAAAAAGGTGAAAGCGACTCTTATTACGAATCACAGCTAAGCTATGAAAAAGCTTTACTAGACCAAACTTTATTTAGATATTCAGCAACGGGGCAAATAATAGAATCAGTATCAAGTGGAATGAAATCAACAATGATGGACTTCTTCGATTATACATCTGCTGGATTTGGTGATTTAAAGAAAATGGCTTTAGACCTAGGGAATATGATTTATAAAGCTGTTACACAGCAAATGGTGGTTAATCCTTTAGTGGGTGCATTATCAAGTGCTGCGAGTTCATATTTTGGTGGTACAACCACACCAACTACAACGGGTGGTGGTACTTACAATGGGGTTACAAGTTCAGCTATTGCATCAGCACACGGGAATATTTTTAGCAGTCCATCTCTAAGCGAGTATTCTAATAGTATTGTTTCTAAGCCTACTACTTTTGCTTTTGCGAGTGGTGGCGTTCCTAATATGGGGGTTATGGGTGAAGCTAATGCAAATAGCAATACTTCAGGAATTGAAGCAATAGTACCTTTAACTAGGAACAAAAACGGAGATTTAGGAATTAATGCAAGTGGTATGGGTGGCAATATGAAGATAGAAGTTATAAACCAAACTTCGCAAGATGTACAAGTTACTAATGTAAGTCAAAGAAGCGATATATCTGGTCAAGTGGTTTCAATTATAATTAACGCAATCAACACAAATAAGGGCGGGTTGAGGACAATGCTGGGTCGTTAAAACAAACGACCTTTCTCAATAGCAAACTTGTATGGGTCTTTAGCATTTTTAGTTAAATTACAAGTAGGGCAACTAATAACTAAATTATCAATACTATGTAAACCACCCTTACTTAATGGTATGTAGTGGTCAACATGAAAAGATAATCTATCTTTGTTATTAATATTACAGTTACACCAATAGCATTTTTTAGTATTAGATATTAATTCTTTAATTTGCGCTTGTGTAACATTTCCATCTTTTTCAATAGCTCTTCTTTTATGCTTATATTTCCATTTTGAAAATTTATTTGATTCTATTCTTTCCTCTTCTGTTTTAGTTGATTTTATTTTATGAGTATTTAATCTTATTCTTTGAATATAATTTCTTTTAGCTTCTCTTATTTTATCTCTATTATTTTCTCTATATTTTAATTTTCTTTCTTTTATTTTATCTTTGTTTGCTTCTTTATATATAGCTTCAGTTATTTTAATTTTTTCTTTATTTTCTTGTCTATATTCTTTCATATAGTCTTTTATTTTATCTTTTCTTTTTAATTTAGAATTTTTATTTATTTCTTTTAGTTTTTCAGGATTATTTAGTCTATAATCTCTTGATATTTCTATATACTTATCTCTATTGTTTTTATATGCAATTTTTCTTAATTTATTTTTGCAGTCTTTACACATAAAATCTATTCCATCTTTTTTAGTTTTTTCTTTATAAAATAAATTAATTTCTTTTTCGGTATTGCACTTGTTACAGATTTTAGTAGTCATTGTGAGTTTTCCTATTTAGCGATTTTCTTTAGCTTAATTAGTGTAGGGAGCTACCCTACTACCTCGCTAAAGGATAATACATTATAGTATAATAAAACTAAAAATACAATAAAAAAGGCTATTCAATGGCATTTATACCATTAACTGGATTAAGTCAATCATCAACTAGAACTGGAATTAAAAAATCTCTAAGAAGTGAAACAGAAAAAGGCTATATCTATACCCTAAAAAGTGGCTAAACCTCTCTACAATCTAAACTAACTTCACGCATATTTAAACTTACTTTTTTAATTGCAAACTCATCTGAAATAAATATTACTGAATAAGTCACACCATCAAAAA